AACGTGCCAGCCACACATCAACGGCTTCGTCGTCATAGTCTTCGCTAATCGGTTTGCTGTCACCAACGATCTCTACGGGACGAGGGGGTTCCGGGGCTGGCGGCACCGAAACTTCCTCCGTGTCAACAGTTTGACTTTCGCTTTCGATGCCTTTTACAATGGCGCGCTGGTACTCGGCAAGTGCCGCCTCGTACTCTTTCATCTGCTGCGCATAAATCTTTTTGTTCCGCTCATACTTTTCTGTGGCGGCGTCAAGAATGTTTTGCTGCTTTTCAGCATCGAAAATGTCCGGGACTTTTTCGCTTTCAGCGACCTTTGGGATTGCCGCACGGAAAAGTTCGTGGGTGGCTTCGGCGTCAGCGTCGGCGGTGTGGGCGGCGTCCCCGAGTTCGACCCCGAAAAACTGTGTCAACTTTTCGAGGGTGTGACGTTCCGGTCCGGTTTTGCCGTCACCTTTTGGAATGGTTTCTCGCAGTAGGGAAAGGGTGTCGACGTGTCCCGCAACTTTGTAGTCGATGTTTTCGTTTCGTAGTGTGCGTTCGAGGACTTCACGGTCGAACCGTATGTTGTGCGCCATGAGTACGCTGTCACCGATGAAGTCCACGACTTTTTGGTGGACTTCTGCGACGCTTGGTTGTGTTGCGAGCCATGCGGTTGTGATGGGTTTGCCGTCGGCGTCCCGCAGGTTGGCTGCTGACCATTCGCTGAGGGGGCTTTCGGGGTTCATGAACAGGTTGAGTCGTTCGACGACTTTTCCGTTTTTGACTCTTACGAGGCCTACTTGGACGGGTACGTTTTCGACGTCAAGTCCTGTTGTTTCATAGTCTATTACTACGTACCCCTCTTTGTCAAGTATTTTGACAAAATCCCTAAAGTTTCCGCGAGCATCCAGCGCATACTTATACGCAACACCATCCAACGGTGGGGATGGCGGCTCAAACGGGCGCCTCGGACGCTCCGGCTCAACCAGATCGGGACGATCGGTCGAATCGTCAGTAAATCCCGGCAAAGCCGCAGTCGGATCAAGTTTTTCCGGCTTCTTCACCTTCTTCTTTTCAGCCTTCGGTTTCTCCGGCTTTTCCGGCGGGGAAGGCTTACTGATGTCCCGCACGGTCGGCAAACCCTGCTCGGAAAGTGTCGGCAAACCAAAGTCGCCAAGAGGTGTCGACGGGGCTCTCGGAGCGCCAAGCGTTTCACCGAGCGTTGGTTCTTCTTCGTCGCTCCACGTTGGCTTGTAGGCAACTTCGTTGCCGTCTGCGTCAACGTATTTGATTCCTTCGTATGGTTCGTCGTAGTTGAGTCCGCTACGGATGGGGTTGCCCGAGCGGTTGACGATGCGAGTCCCGACGGGGCGTTCCCACGGGGTGCCTTCCTGAACGATGCCGTCGCCATCTGCGTCGCGTGCGTCGGGGTTGTAGGGTTCTTGGCGTAGTCGGGGTGCCATGCTGGTGAGGTTACTACTTGTGTGTGTGGATTTCTAATAACTGCGGGCGACCTTCCCGTCCACTACCGTCCAACCGTGAACCGCAAGCGTGGCCCACAGTTTTTCGGCTTCTCTAACGTGCTCCCGGTAGACGTCGGGGTCGACCGGGCGGGTTGAGTGGATAATCTCGGCGCTCTCGTTGATCATGGCGAGGATACCTTCGGCTGCTCGCTGGTTCATTTGGGTCACGATTTCTCCTTGTGGCTAGTAGGTACTTGCTGGAAATGCCATTCTAGCGCGCCCCACTACCGCCGTCAAGCCAATACGATAAAAGTTATCCACAGATTTGCCGCACCCCCTGTGGAAAACTCGGGACTACAAACCCTCAAGACCCCGCCGAAGAAACCCACCCACCAACGACGAAGCCACCGACCCCCGACCGCCATCACCACCCTCAATCGCCGCATCCACAACCGACCGCTTACGCTCCACCACCCCGTAAATATCCTCATCAACCGTCCCGGCAGCAAGCATGTAAGTCGCAGTCACAGACCCAGACTGCCCCAAACGATGACAACGAGAATACGTCTGATCAACATCAGCAGGAGTCCACGGCAACTCAACAAACAACACATCTTGCGCCGCAGTCAACGTATGCCCTGTCTTGGCTGCTTGGATAGAAAGAACGATCACCGGGGCTTTGTCAACCGGCAAAGACTGAAACTTGGCTTTATGCTCTTCCACTTCCTCAACCGACATTCCCCCCTGAATCTTCAAACCACCAAACTGATGCGCCAAAGCGTCAACGATTTCACGGTGATGGGCGGCAATGACAACTTTGCGGGACTCGCCAACAACTTGCTCCACCCATTCGACAACCGATTTCATTTTCGCTTTCGCAGCCAACCGCCTCAACACACTCAACCGAACAAGATGTTCGTTTGACTCGGCAGCCATTCGTGCTCGAACTTTTGCTGAACCAACGGGGCTACCCAACTCGCGGGCGATTTCAGCGGCACGCTCAACAAACCACGCAACAATGTCAGCCTCGGCTTTTGCGTACTCGTTCATCGGTCCCGACTCGCCAGCGATAATCATTGGAGCGTGCGTTACCGGAGGGAGGTCGTCAAGAACCTGCTCTTTTACTCTGCGAACGTAACAAGTTGCCCGTAACTTGTCATTCAGTTCGTCGAGGTTGGAGTTTCCTTCGAAGTGCCAATGGCCCCAACGGTCCCGGAAAGCGTCACAGTACCTTCGGTAGAAACCCATCTTTCCGCCAAAGTCAGTCAACCGGCCAATGATTTCTAGTTGCGGTGCGTACTCGGCGGGTTTATTAGTAACTGGTGTTCCTGTCAAGGCGAGTACGTAACCTTCGGGGCTTGCGGTCTTTGCCGCTTTGATCGCAGCCTTTGTTCTTTTCGCATCGTAAGACTTGGCGTAATGCGATTCATCAAAAATATAAGAAACGTGACTCTTGACTTGTTCGACCCAATGCGCTATATTGCTCCACCCCAACACAACAACGTCATAACTGCCCCGCTCAGGAAACGTCTTGCGGTCAGTCACACACGCAACAGTCCTCTCCGGCAACCACTTCGCATACTCCGCCTTCCAGTTGAGAACAAGCGACGGCGGACAAACAACAACCACAGGGTAAGCCCCGCCAGACTCCACAGTCGCAATGGACTGAATCGTTTTCCCCAAACCCATATCATCAGCAATAAGACACCGTTTAGCGTTCAACGCATAAGAAACACCCGCCCTTTGATAGCCAAGCAAAGGCAAACCGGCAACATCAACGTCAGCGTTCGTTGCCCGGGACGCAGCCACAAGCGCCGCCGACTTCGTGGCCTGCTCCTCGGCAAACGCCAGCAAGTCTTGCGGCACGGCAAGGCCAAACCTGTCGCAAAACGCAAGCGCCTCGCTGGCCCCGCTCAACGGAACCTTCCACGATTTCGTTTTAGCATCCCAAGTGACGCCGGGAACCTTTTTTACTGCTGTAATCCATACACGCTCGTAAGGAAACCCAAGCCAAATCCAGTTTTCGTCAAATGTGACACCGTGGTTCTCAGCCCCGGGTCTGGCCGGAAGGTCAAGTGTGGCGATGTCGGGGTCCATCCATAGCCCCCACTTTTTGCCAAAGTTGCGTGTTTGTTCTAGTGAGGTGAAAGGTGTTTTCCATACTCGTGCGAGGCGGTCCCATTTAGCCCCGGGGATTCTTTTGATTTCTGCGACTGCTTGTTCGTGGAAGTCGAAGATGACGGCGATGTAGTCGTCTGCGAGGATTATTTGGCCTTTGTTGGGCATGTGGTGAGGTTAGTCCCGTGTTGTTTGCGGGGGAAGGGAAATCTGTGGATAAGTTTCTTGGATAATGACTTGACGGTTGGTTGCTGGTTGTGTAGTATCTCTTACAAGCGGGAACGACCCGCATCGAAAGGAGCCACCATGACCACCACCGACCACCTCTCCGACGAGTACCTGCGGACGAAACTATCGTCCGGCTTCCCCGGCCCACGGCGCGAAGCGCGCATCCTCCTCACGGTCCACTACGACGACCGGCTTGAGGTTCGGCGGAGCGCCACCCGCTTCATGAACGCCTGCGGCGGACGCTGGTCGGACGC